TTCTTTTTTTATTTTCTTTTTCAATTGCTTTTTTTCTATCATCAGGATTCATATCATACCTAGAAGCAAACTCATCTAACTTAGCCTTTATTGCTTTGTCTGATATAATATTCTTAAGACCATTAGCAAAGTCAATTATAGTCTTAATAGACTTTCCAGACCTTAGTATTGCCTCGTGGAATGCCTCGTGTAACATCGTGGTTTCATTAGCGTTCTCCATGTTTATATGAATCTCTCCCTCAACTTGAGACCCTGCTGAATTTCCTATCTCCTTAGACACTTTATCTAAAGATTGACCAGTAGAATTTGCCAATGCTTGGTGCATCTCTGCTTCATTGTTATGAAGATATATCTTAACACCAGGCAAAGCCCTCATTATCATAGCTGCTGACTTAGCTATTTTTTGTTTTAATGGTGTATTTTGTTTTGATGCAACCTCTCTTGAGTTCTCAGGAGTAACTAGGTTTTGCTTATACTCTGTCTTCTTAGTTTCTGTCTTAGGTGCAACTTCTTGTGGGTTATATTCAAATTTGTTTTCACCAACTTTTTTAAAGCCATTCTTCTCATAAAAAATACTTAATCTTTCTAAATCAGTTTCTGAATCTAATTCATTGGTAGCATCTAAAATTATTTTCTTTCCTGTTCTATCGGCCTCTGATTTTACTGTTTCAAGTACCTTTGTTCCTATTCCCTTGCCACGTTTTTCTTTTCCTACATAAACAGCAGTTAAACTTAAATCTTCTCCTTTAGGAGTCAATAATACACTTGCATCAGGATTTGCTTTTGCTATATTATTATTTATTTCTTGTGATATATCATAGTTTTCATCTGTTGTTTTGTTGGATACTTCTTCTTGTACTACTCTCTGTGGATCTGTAGTAGTTGTATTTGTTTTATATACAGGTGTACTAAAAATGTCTTTTGTTGTAAGAAAATCAACTGTTGCATCACCACTTGAAAATGCATTATTACCTACAAGAGTAACAGTAATTCTTTGTTGATAATTTCCTTTTCTATCATTACCTTCTATTGTTTTGTTAATTTTGATTTTTGTATTAGGGTCTAATTTTAATATAGTAAGGTCACCATTTTCATCTTCAGCATAAAAAGCAGGACTATTTTCAGATACAGCTGCTAATTCTCCTACCGTAGTTATAATGCCTCCTCCAGACATTATTTTTTCATTACCATTTTCATCTACAGCATAAGAATTGTATTCAGTGACTTTATCACCTGATTTAGTAGTTGATTCTTCTTTTTTAACAATACTGTTTTTAAATCCTGGCTTTCTAGGTTGATTTTCTTGTACTACATTAGTTCCAACTTCAGAGCTTACTTCTTCTTGTACTTTGCTTGGGATAGTGCTATCGCCAAGATCTGTTTCATTGACCGTGGCTTGCCGTTGTCCCCCTTCGCTGACCCCGACTTTTTGTTGTCCTTCACTAGTTCCTTGATATTCGCTGACACCGCCTTCTGCTGTGACTGCTTGCTGCTTGTCTGTGGTTTCTTTAGTGGCATTTTCGCTTATTATTTTTAGTTGTTCATCAATTTCAGATACCCTTGTTTTTTGAGCGTCTACTAGTGAAGGATCCTTTCCTTCAATTTCTTTTTTTAACCTGATCTTTTCAGCAACTAAATTAATTGACTTTATTTGATCTTCAGGGCTAATGTTGTCAGGAATACTCTCAAACATACCTGAAAATTCATTCATGTTCTGTAGTTCTGCCTCAGCCTCTGACCTAGTAAGTTTGCCTTTTAATATATCTGCCTTTAAGTTAGCTACAATTATTTTTTTAAATTCTTTATCGGTAGACATTTCATTTAAAAATTTTAAATCTTCTTCATTGTATAATGAAATATTTCCTGTCATAATTCCAGTTGTAACGGTGCTAAATGTTGATATTGTCATACCACCTATCGCTTCCATTAAACCGTCTTCCCAAACCCTTGTTGCACCCTCAGAAAATGAGTCTGGCGTTGAAAAATACTCACCACCAGTTAACTTTTCAATTTCTCCATCACGCATTTTTTTTCCTTTAACTTTATTATACAGGGCCTTTAAACCAATATCTAATACAAGTGATTGAGTAGCACCAGTTTCAAATTCAGCAAGTGAACCATTTACTATTCTAATAATTCCTTTACCTATTAAACTTTTAACTTCTTTATTAATTACTTTTTCAAGGGCTACCCTCTCAAATCCATCTGGCATACTTTTTAATGATCTAGATATGATGCCCTTAAATAACCCACCTGTAAATGATTCGCCCTTTACTGCATTCTTCAATCCATAATTTTCAAGGGCTCCCATAAGAATTGCGTATGGAATAGCTACGATAGCTCTTTCTGCCGCACTAGTGGCTTTAAAGTCTGGGTCATCAAGCATCTCATCTTCAATAGAGCTGTATGATTGAGCTGCTAAAGCACTAAAGCTTGCTTGTGGTCCAGCAAACCCAGCCAACATTGCAGGTGCTGACTCGGCAACTCCATATAGTGCCTTCTCAAAGAAACCAACATCTTTTGAAGACATATATTCCTTTGTTGTTTCACTTCCAAGTAGACCTGTAACTGCACTTCTTATTGCTTCTTTTTGACGTTTTGATGTTTTGTTTTCAGATATATTTCTAATCTCTTGATCTGTATATCCCTGATCCTTGTAATATTTAGATTCTTCAGGATCCACATATGTTTGAACCCCATATGCCACTTGATATCCATGCATACTACCCAATATGGCTGTATCCCATATTTTAACTACACCTGTTAGAACTGAATTAGCAATACCTCCTAAAAACGAACCTACTTTTTCTTTTGATTTAATATATTCTCCAGCTAGAACATTTATCTTTTTTTGTGATTTATCTATGTTATTAAATGAAGTAGATATATTGTCTCTTCTTATTTCAAGAGATTCTGCCTTATCTTCTAATATTTTTTTTTGTGATTCATAAACCTCCCTTGACATTGTCTCAGCTGTTTTATTAAAATTTTCGACTAATACTTCGTATTGTTTTATGTCAGTCGTTAATGTTTTAGCTGAACCAACTAAGTCATTTAAGTGTATGTTATAGTTCAAAACTTGATCTTGAATTACCTCTTTAGATAAATAGGTCTCTATCTTGCTTTTTATTTGTTTTTTTAACACCTTGTTTCCAGATGCTTCTGCTATACTAAGCTGTTCATATAATGACTTTATTTTTTGGTCAGTTATATCATACTGCTCTTCTTTTTTCTTCTTATATATATCATATACAGGTCCACTATATAAACCATATCTTCTATGATCTGTGTTTCTGCTCTTTACCTCAGAATCCATTTCATTAAATGATAGGGACTTAAACATATTTTTATATTCTTCTGACTTATAATACTTCCATATTTCATCTTGTGTTTTAGCATTGTCAGTAGGTAGAGCCCTTGAAATATCGTATGAATCATCAGCATTAAATGATTTCCTTATATCCCCTATTTTTTGGTCTATTTTAGATAATTTATCAGGAGTTCTTTTTGATGCATTTTGTTCTAAAAAATTTCTAAGCTTTAATGCCTCGTCAGAATTTTTTTCATCAAAATTTACTGTTGTTTCCTTACCATTTGATGCAGTAACCCTAACCCTATCTATGTTAAATAATCCCTCTTGAGAAAATGAAAAACCATAGTCTTTGTATTTCTTTTCTAGATACGCAACTGCATATTCTTCTGTTTTTGCAGTTAGAGAAGAGTTAATATCTACAAATTTTAATTTATCTGGTTTTACTATAGGAGATATAGCTGCTTTATATTTAACATCTTTACCGTATCTATTGTTTAATGCGTCTATGGCATTCTTATCAGAAACAGTACTATATTCAGCAGCTCCTGGGATTAACCTCTTCCACTCACCGTTGTCTATTTTATATAAATTATATTTTTTTTCATCAGTTTTATCGAAATTAGTAAACACCTCATCTATAGAATCTAAAGACGCTTCTTTGTTGAAGTAGTTATTAAGTGATAGTAATCTATTCTTTTGTTTTATAGGAACCCATCCCTGTTCTGTTGAGTATGGATTAAGGCTAATTTTAGCAGTTGGAATTTTTATAATTCCACCTCCTGGCAGTAATTTTGTTTCATATGTTGTCTCTGTCTCTGCGGTCTCAAACCAATGATTGTCTATAAGTTTGTAAGACTTACCATCTTTGCCTGGATATCCTGTGTATATATCTGGGACCTCCTCATCAACAATAGCACTTTTTTTAGATTCTTCTACTATTTGAGCCTGATGCTCCTTCTGCATTTGCAATGCCTCCTCATTAACTATCCTTGTATCAGCTTTGCTCTTGTATTCTTTATTTTGAATTACGTCTATGTAGTCTTCCTTCCTATACTTTGGTTTATTAACTGACTCTCCTTCAGTAACACCAGCCCACTTGTCGGATCGATCGCCAACTTTTTCGGCAACTCTTTTTGCATTAGTGTTTAGCTCCTTTTCTCTTTGAGCTACATTTCCTGATGAAAGACGAACAAAGCTACCGTTATACTCTCGGTACCACTTATTGTTTATTTTCTTATATCTTATACCACCATATGTATATAAATCACCATCTCCTGAAGACTCCAAAGGCTGATCGTCCTGGTTGCCATATGTATCCGATGAAGAATACATTTCCTCTGATTCTAATTGTGATGCCCCTTTTTTTTTTAAGATGTCATTTGGAGATGGCAACTTATTTGTTCCAAGAATATCGCTTGGTGATGGTAGTTTATCTGACATATTATTTAATTACTTTAATTTTACCTAATTTTACAGCTTCATTTATTTGATCTTGTTTCCATCCAGCTTTTATCCAATCTGCATTAGTTGCTGATTGTACAGCGGCATTTTTTTGTGAATAAATTTCATCTATCCATCCTCTAAACTTTTCTTTTCCGTCTGCACTACCATATCCAAATAGATCATACATATCCTTAATATTTTTGAAAAATCTAGTTGGTTGATCTTTTTCATTATCTGGCTTTAATCCTAGTCCTTTACCCTTGACATAAACGAATTGTTTACCACCAGTTAAACTTGATAACGTGCTAATATCTCCACCTATAAATGCAGTATATGCTTCTTGTACAACTGATGGTATTGCATCTTCATCTTTTTTATTCTCACTTCCGCTACCGCCATAGTTAGGCTCGTCTAGTGACTTTTGATATCCTATCTGAGACTTTATTTTATCCATTATTATATCCGCAGCTACCTTTCTTTGTTCTTCTGTTATCATAGGTTGATATACTCCAGTGCCATCAGGAGCAACTAGTATCATTTGTTTTTCAAATGTGGAATATAATTTTTTAATCTCTTCTTCTGTATACGCTTTCCCCCCAAATTCAGATCTTGTCTGTTTTTCAACATCAATCATAGCCGATATCTTTGATTTTTTTTCTTCTTCAGTTCTATACCAGTCATAATTTTCAGTTGGAAATTTAGCTAATACTTGATTTACCCATCTATCATTGTTTAGTACAGTGTTCTGTAGACTAACAATTGCTTTTTGTGTAGCCTTATTGGCTAGTGGATCTGTAATTGTTGATACGCCATTTTCTATTGTATATTCAGCCAGCCCCTTTGTTCCATTTGATATAATAGTTTCAAAGTTTACTGTATTGTCATAGAAATTATTAGGTACTGCATATCTAAATGTGGGTGTCATACTAGTTGGATCTATATTACCGTCTTTGTCAAATTTTGCAATATAAGGCTCTCCCGTGTTTGGATCAAAGTATATCTTTTTATTTGCTAAGTCTCCTAATTCAGTATGAATCATAGATAGATATTGCTCATATTCAGATCCATCTGACAAACCAGACGCTTGATCTGGAGTTTGCCTTTTCATGAATTCTAGATTAACATTGTCATATGTCTTGGCTGAGTTAGCAAGAGTACTCCATTTGTTTTGTAGGTTGTTTGTTCTTCTTTTAAAACCTTGAGGGCTTAATGTGCCAGCCTTTACCTCTGCTTTCCATTTTGCTATTTGTTCTCTTCCAGAGCCAGCTGCGGAGAACATTAAATTATTAAAGTCTTGTGAGCTATACAGTTGATCCTTATTCATTAGATCATTTGCATTAGACTCCATAAGATCTAATGCTTCCCTATTTTCTATTATATTAGTGCCTACTGTATTAACCTTACCGATCAGGTCTTCAGTTATTTTGGCCCAGTCTACGCCTGCTGTTGGTACATATGAACTATAGTCTTCTCTAGCCATGTTATTATGTTATTATTTTTTATTATAAATATTAACTATACTGGTCATCTGTGGTACCAGATCCAGCCACGTCACCACTACTGTCAGTAGTTTTTAATTTTTTGGTAGATCCTGGCTCTATTTCTTCAGCCACACCCATTAATGCAGATCCAGCAGACTGAGCCATTCCTTGAATAGCAGCTGTTTTTCTAGCAGCTCCCTCAGCTCTTCTTAGCTCAGCATCTTGTTTTGCTCCCATACCTATTTTAAAATCTCTTTCTACCCTTCTTGACTCAATGCCTTGTTGTGCATTTGCCTGTTGAAGATCTCTCTCATATTGAGCATTCTGTCCAGCAGCAGCCAACTGTAAATCTTTTTCTAGTCCAGCCTGAGCAAGTTGACCAACCCCACCAATTACACCAGCAGCTCCAGCTCCTTGTATAGCTGTTAGTGCCTGAGCATCTCTTTGTGTTGCTGCTTGTTGTGCCAAGTCAAATCCTAGTGTAGGTACCTGAACACTTTTAAATGCATTCTGTTCTTTGTTGATAGCTTTTAGGTCTCTTGATGCTTGATCAGATGCCTTACTAGCTAATTTCATATCTTTGTTTGCCTTTACGGCTTGAGCGGCACTAAGTCCTAAACCACCTAATGCTATTACTGCTGATGTTACTGCTGCCATTTCTTTTTATTTAAAAACAAGACCTGTATAAGTCTTGATGATTCACCAACACCAAAGTTACTAAAAATATTCCGACTATGGTATAGGGAGGAGTCAAAAATGAACATTCTGTTAAACTTAGACCTTACGTCTATCATTTTATGTTCACAATCATATATCGTTGTGCCGTCATCAATTGGATGGTCAATGCTCAAATATAGTATACAGGTGACCTCTCCCATGATTTCATCGTTGTGTATATTGTTTGGTTCGATCTGACCATGAGGAGACATCCTAGCGAAATTATGGACAACATCATAATCAGGCAAAACACCATGTATAGCCTCTTGTACCTCGTCATCTCTTACCTGTATATTTCTAAATATGCCAGACTCTGATTGATAGTCAATAAATACATTTTTAAATATGTCTTTTACATGGTCGTGTGGATTTTCTAAGAAATCATCTATCACCATAAAGTTGTTTATTTTCATATCATCATGATCATTTCAGTGCAACTTGTACTGCCAGACTTAAATCCGCAGTTTTCATATCTCTTTATAAGGCTAGGACTCTTTAGTGACGTGTATATGTACTTACAATTGTTTACATCTCTTGTTATGTCTACAAGAGAAGATATTAAGAACTCTAGAGCCTGCTTCCTGTCTTTTTCTTTGTACTTGAAGTTTGAAACGATGAACTCTATCCATGCCGTCTTTGAGTTTGTGAAGTATATAAACCCAGCGCATATGTCAACGCCATCCTTCGAAACCATCAAACCACCAACTCCGTCTTGTGGGAGCATGTCCCTTGGAGGTGCGTCCCATCTCCAATCTTTCCACCAGTCAACTAGTGTTTCGTAGTCGCTGTCTATTAAATACCTTACATCCATAAACAAATTTACATATAACTTTTGAAAACTGACGTTCCAACAGCAAATAATTCTGTCTCTGTGGTCTCTGTAATTGGGAGAGTTAATGTAATGTCTAGGTAGTAACCCCTAACACCGTATGACTGTGCGAGAGGATCTGATATAGATACTAGGTATTGACCAGGACTTGGGACAGCCACTACAGAACCTGGTATCATATGAACCTCTCCTGAATTAGTTGTAAAGTCAAGCTGACCTAGATACACAAGTGCACCAGTACCTTGGTCCAACGTATATACACTTGATCCATATGGATATGTAGTGCTAAAGTTAGGTGTTACTGCACTTAGATTTAATGTATATATAGGAGAAGCTACCGTTGCTATTATTCCCATACCTCGCATATAATTTGCCAATGCATCTACCTGAATGATGTTATTAAGCAATGATAGATTTTCTGGATTGTATCGTATAAATGAATACCACTCCCCCTCCTTTACTTCAAACCAATCCCTTGATATACTTCCATCCTGAAGATCTGTAGTTAGACTTACGTCCCAGCTATTGTTGGAGTCAAGATCTATTGTCTTGAACATTTTTACGCTTGCTGGATCGTCATTAAATATTGTCTGAACACTGCACCCATAAACAACATTATTGTAGTACCTAGTCCTTGGAACTGATACGTCATTATGTCTATATAAGTTACCCTGATTAAACGTATAAAAATTACTATTTAGACACACCATCCATTCGGGTATGTAAGACCAAAATGAGGTCCACCCAGAAACCTTCTCAGAATACGAAATAGTTACATCTGCCATAGTACAAATTTACAAAAAAATTACTCAAGACAACTATCGATAGATTTCAATAGTTTATAGTACATATAAGAGCACCTCTCTGGCATAACATTCAAGTCTTCTTTGAACGGATACTTGTCCATGTACTTTGCCTTACAAAACATTCCAGATTTATCATTCATTACGCCTGCGTTATGAAAAAAATTGACGCTATCCCATCTTGATATAGGGCACGTGGCCCAACAAAAATCAAACTCACTAGGAACAACAACGCTATGTCCTAGCTTCCATCCCATCCAAAGCTCTGCCCACATGCTTGCCGTCCATGCCTGTATTCCATGTGGGTCTTCCTTCTTCTTTACATGTTGCTTATCCATTAAGACATCGTACAGTTTTAAAGAGCATTCCTCTACTTGTTCCCAGTACTCATGGTCTATATTTTTAAATAGCTTCTGTGCTCCACCGCTGCTCTTCTGGTTGTTCTTGATAACATCTTTATCTATACCAACTATTTCACACATAGCATCTAAGACCTCCTCACCCTTGCTCATTATATAATCGTAACCTATATAGCTAATGGTATCAGAGAAGTACCAAATGTCATCATGTAAAAACTTTGAGAAATCAAAGTATTTAGTAAATAAAAAATCAGCATCATGAAAGAATATAGCATCTCTCTTTAGATATGGATGTGCTTTAAAATGTTTTTTCAATAAATGACCCTGTATTGCTGGAAGATATTTACACTCTCCCATAGTGTCTTCATAGAAAAAAAATCTAGCCTTTGGGAATCTCTTCTGTAGCTTTATCCATGACTCAGGTATGTCTTCTTGATAGCCTGCAACAATATCTATATGGTTTTCTTTATACCCAAGACTTATAAAGTTATGTATATAAACCTCTACCTGCCAAGAATAATAATCTATTGCTGGCTGTGCAGATAAAAATCTTAGTCTCTTCATTAACAGTTTTTAGTATTTCCAGTCCATATAGCCCCATCCCACTCATATGCAATTGACCCATCAAAAAGCATGTAGTAATTTGCTGGAGCCAATATTAATCCAGATGGGTCTGTGTATATATTACTTACTACCATTGATCCAAGTGGATCTGTAATGTAGTACAATGATATATCGCCACTACATACGTTAATGTATGACCCAGCCTTACAAATTACCTCTGTTAGTGGTGGCATAGTAGTCGTAGTAGTTGTAGTCGTAGTAGTTGTAGTCGTAGTAGTCGTAGTAGTCGTAGTAGTAGTAACTCCTATGCAGTCAGCACAGTTGTTATACTGAAAGAATATTGTTCCGTCAGCTATACCTGGGACTGTAACCGACATTATCTGATAACACTCACCAGCACTGTCTTTTACTATTGCTCCAATATCAAGACCAGATAGATTCTGATACTCTAGTAAGTATGAAGGACCGCCCAAGTTTGTGCATTTCTCACCATAATAATAAAATAATGGTATTGTGGTCGTTGTGGTTGTAGTAGTAACGTACAGACATGTATCAAACTGCAACACCTGTCCCGTATCAGCTATGTTAATCGCAGCTAGTACACCGCCATTATCAGAGTAGTACCATAGGTAACCACCATTAAACAAATTAGCACCCAATGCATCAGAGTAAACAAAGTCGTTTACTATTGGATTAGGGCTAGCACCATTATGGTACATAGTTGTTAGAGAGGGTGTTATGTTGCAAGTATTAAAGCTAGAATTAACACCAGTAATGTCCATACTAAATGGAGTAATGACTGGAGCTGTAGTAGTCGTAGTCGTTGTTGTAGTTGTCGTTGTGCCCGTACATGTTGAACAGTCTGGGTATATAGTAACTGGATTCTCTATATAGTAAAATGGAAATCCTCCAATAGACGATGCTGTTATGGTCCAGCAGTTTCCGTCTGTAGTCTTAACTACATCTCCAACCAATATCCCAAACATACTTGAATCTAATAATGTTACAGATATAGTTGGATCTGAACAAGACGTTGCCTCAAAATAATCACCAGCAGGCAAGGTGGTGGTAGTAGTAGTCGTTGTTGTAGTAGTACTGCCAGGGCACACAGCTATATCGTTTACGTATCCATTCGAGTCAACCTTTATTACGTAGTCTGACTTGTCTATATAGTACCACTTATTCCCACCAATAATAAAGTCTTCTTGATTTCTATCTAAAAATATTTGATCTCCCTTTGTTGGGACCAATCCTGTACCTATAAAGTATGAAAGCGTAAACGATGGTGTTATAGTGCAACAGTCAGCAGATGTTTTTTTAAATTGTTCTATATCTATTAAAAATGGATTATATTCACTTGACTGTCCTATGTACACACCTATTGTTCTAGGGTCGCTGTCTCCAAAACAATTTTCAGCAATTAAGTCTATATTAAAATTTGTAGCCTCGTTTACGGTTCCAGATAGTATCCCATTTTCAAATGTAATCCCAGATGGAAAAACTACAGAGTTACATGTGCCATTATCTGAAGCCGATCCACTACCTCGTACAACAGTTGGAATTGATAGTGCACATAGCGTTATGTCAAGACCCTGTGACACTGTTATATTCTTTGAATTTCCATCACAGTCAGTATACTCAAACAATGTAGAATCAGTTCCACCTGTCAATATATACTGAAGACATGGAGTGTTAACTATCCACGATGTTGGAGCATTAGTTACACTTATTGGTATACTTACATTTTCATTTATATTAAAGTATATATCCTCTTGATATATAAATGGTACCGCAAAATCAGGGCAGTTACATGCAGATACAGATACTACTATCCCTGAATCACTTACCAGACAGTATGTCTTATTTACAGGCGTTGGAATAGTACAGATAGAAGTATCAATCATATGATATGCATCATTACCATCGAACACTGACAATCCATTAGACGTTGTGTATATAGTATCACCTGACACTGGAAGTAATCCTAAGCCATTATGATAGTATAGATCTAAAGGACACTGAGTGCACACATCAGCATCGGTACCGTCAGTTATGTCTATCCAAAAGCTATTTAAATATGTATTTATCTTGCTTACAATCCAAACTGAACTTGCAGAAACAGGGGATGACACTATAATTGTAGCATCGTCAAATCCAGTTCCAGTAGCAAACTTTTTAAATAATAGACTCCCAACACCATTATTTACTAGTCCATCATACGGTGCCTGAAGTGCTATATTTGATGGGTCTATACCATAAGCTATTAATGCATTGTAGTTTGCCAATGAATTTAACCCAACATACTGCGAGTCCGCAACAATAACGTCACCCCACATTATCTGAAATCTAGTAGGGTAATCTATTGCATTATAGTTTATACCTGTTATGCCAATATCACCTCCAAGTGGAAAAGATATCGACCTGTCTGATGTTTCACCTAAAAACGACACAGTCCCTGTACCAATATTGTCAGAATAGTCCCATAATAGGTATAAATATTCATAGTCATTTGGATTAACAAAGGTGAACGTACCCTCATATATTCCAGAGCTATAAATTACAGGTATTTCTATTCGGTCGGCTATTATTATGTCTGTGTCTGACTGACTATAAAGTTGATCTGATACCAAGTAGTATAGCTTATTGTTCAGTGTAGGTACTAAGTCAGTAAATGCTCCAGATGGATCTCCAGACTTTACCGTAACAACTGATCCGTTAGATGGCATAAAGTCAACCCCACCAACTCCAGTCAACGTATCAAATAATGCAATGCTAGCATTACTAAGTATAACATTATTTATGTCGTACTGAGAGCTGCCTGTGTATTCAAACGATTGATTTGTATTCATTTTATTAAGATGTTGGATTTGTTAGTACAATGTTTGTTATTGCAGTAAGAGTACCACTACCCTGTGTTAATATAAATTGCTTAAATCCGCCACAATAATCTACTTGGAATATAACGCTTCTTACTGCTCCAGTATTGTTTGGAGCTACGTTGCCCCATATAAACTGATCGTATCCTCCTGGAGGTAAAAAGTAAGTTACCCAATTTGTCCCAAATCCATTGTCAATTAATTGTATACCCCAAGTAGGCTGAGGTGTGGTAACAGCAAATAAAAATATAGGAGTACCACCTATTGCAGATCCAACTGATTTTTGAGTTGGAAACAATGACAACTCACAAGGTATTGATGATATTTGATTAGAAGAAATTACATACGCTCTATTGTATGGGTCATAACCTCCTATTTTTTGCTTATTCGTTGTGTCGATCATTAAGTCTCTAAAGTAGTCTGTCATCCCATTTGACGATATACTAGATATTTGATTTCCAGTTAAATTTAATACGACACCTCTCTTTTCGTCTGTAAAGTAAATATCACTTCCATTATAAGCGAAGCTCTCAGGGTTATTACTTATACCGTACTCCCCTGGATATGCTATCTGATTACCAAGTACTTCTGGTATAGATGCTACCTGTCCTCCGCCTAGAGCATCAACTAGTAAGTTCTTACCATATAATACAGATGTGACCTTGTCTTGGTGTAAAACCAATAGATCTGAGTCTCTAGCATGTAGCTTTCTTACAGGCCCGTACTGCTTGTCTAAATTCATGAAATTTGCAAGTGATAGGTTAAACTCATTTAGTCTATTTACAGATGAGTCACCCCTAAATATTCCACTATAGGTTAACGATGCAAATTGATTTTGCTCGGAGTAGTCCTCTATTATTGTTGTAACTCTTGGACTATAGCCCATGGTTGCATTCGCATAGTCATCCTTAATCCTATATGACTCTAGGCCATTCCCAAAACAAAAGGCATTGTAGTCACTGTTTACAGAGTCTGGATGATTTAATTGTATTGTTGCGCCAGTTGTTACAGATATTTGATCTTTCTCACCAATAGTGTATGCCACGCCTCCAGGAACTGTTGGGCCACCAGGGAACGGAAGGTTTATAACTATAGCGTATCTGCTAGGTACAGCGGTAATTGTGTAGAATGTTGTTGGTGTTATTCCAACTGAATTTACACATACCTTTTCTCCAACAGTAAAATAATGTGGTTGAGTTTTAGCTGTTTGTGTTAACCTAGTAAATCCTGTAGCATTTTGTTTTGTGTTATACTGCCACCTTGATATATGTTTGTGATTTATAATTGGATATGTCTTGGTTAGTTCATGAAATATATCTACATCATTCTCGGATGGAACAGTTTCGCACACAATAAAATTAGATGGGGGTGTTTGTGTTATTGTAAAATAGGTTTCAATTACGTTTTGCTTATTATTTCCATCTCTTTTCCCATATCCCTTCAAAAACATTTTTACATTAGTTCCATCCCATCTATTGTATGTAAAATTAGTTGCTTCTTGATTTCCAGCAGTTGAATTATATAGCTGAATATTTGCTATTGATGGGTATGGTGGGTATACTTGTGTCTGTGCAGCACCAGTTGTATTTCTAAACCATACACCACGACTACCAATATCAGATCCACTATTATCATATTCTTTAAATGATAAATACGCCCCTGACTCTATAAACCACTCCTCTATATTATTGTAGTTCTGTTGAGAGGCAGGAAATGTTTGTAACGTTGTATATGCATTTGTATTATATTTATCTCTTTTTATTGTAATTGATATTAATGCACCTGCATACACTGGTCCATTACAGTTGCAGTTAACTATTGCAAAACCACCTGTTTTTTTGTAGTGTGTTTCTAATAATCCTCCATTATTACCATTTGAACTATTAAAATAATTATTCCCGTTAAAAGATCTACAATTAACAATAAATTTATCTCCTAGAGATACAGATGTAGAAGTCCATTTAACTACAAATGCTAAGTTTGGTAAGTTAATAGCTGTACCAGTTTGCCCAGTAGGTAGGTTTATGTAGTGTAATGTATTTATAGTTATTGGAATATCTGCTGACCACCCTATAAGACCAGCAACATCAGAAGTATATCTGTACGTATTTCCAGGTCTTATCTGTATTATATATCTTAAATCTATGCCTCCATAAAAACGATTTGAAACTCCTATACCATTAGATCCAGCAATGGCTTGAATACCTGGATCTTGAAAGCTAGTAATTATTGCTCCTGCATTTGATGTACTACTACCATAAAATATAGGAGATGTTGTATATCTATCTTGCATGTTCATGTATCCACCAGTTCCAGCAGCATTAGAACTATTTACAAGTACAGGAACAGTATATCCTATAGCTAGTGGACTAGGATTTGGGTTATTAGTTCCTAGAGCTGTACCACCACAAGTTTGTGCCGTAGGAGCAATTAAAAATACGTCTCCTGAGTCAATTTTAATCTTAAAATATAAACCCTCGATAGCATTAGGTATAAACGCTGCCGCCTTTTGTTCTAGCTCTAGTATCTTAAACTGTTTATTTACGTGAGTAGCACCTCCAGTAGCTGTTTTAAATATCAAATACCCACCAACCTTAAATTTGTCTCTATCTGACTCGTTAATCAAAAAGTATCTAAATGATCCACTTGCATAAAACAACCTTGGAAATATATTGTAGTATGTCTGTTTAGCCTGTTTTATTACAAGTCTATAGTTTGTAGCCCAACAAGGAGGAGAATTTTTTATTTCAACAATTAAACTATTTGCTGTATCTGAATTTATTGGTGGAATGTATACAGCGTTGCTGCTACTGTTTGTAAAATTAGTTTCTGTAGACGTAAGTGCCGTTGTCATACGTCCATAGTCATCACCATATATAATCCCTACCTCGTAGTCCCTGTCACTTCTAAATGTTGGCTTTGGAGATGAAGTATTTACAACAGCAGATGATGCATAGTTAACAGTAAAATTCATGTTTATGCCAATGTCATTGCAGTCTGCAATGTTTCTAAATTGTAGGTAGTTACCATATAGCAACCTGTTCCCTATCATGTCTTGTGCCTGAGCCCTTAACGGTACATTATCAAACAGTCTTGTTATCTGATCTGTAGATATTGGGGCATATATCTTGTTATTTCTAAATGTAAAGTTAAACGTACTGTTACTTTGTATTGACATGTTTGCCTTATTCAAGCTCTCGATAATCATTACATTTAAGCTGCGTGTGTCTCTAACAAGCAGCTGTATCTCTGTTACAAATTGATTTCCTGTCTCGAATGTAATATCAGCCTTGTTCATGGTGTTAACCATTCCCTTATTGTCACCAGTTTCAAAGTCTATGTTAAGTTGGCCTGGAACAAATGCAACTGAAGAAAACGGAGATATTGAGCTGTACTCGTTGTCTATGTACTTATATCTGTATGCAAAATACAGAAACTTCTCTTCTAGATTATTTGTTGGGATTGAACTGTCGTTGCTCAATAGTATATATGGAGCGTTCATTGGAGGGTTAAGAATAACATTTATGTCTAATGGAATTCTTGGATCGTCTACACCATAAGACTTGCACCTTGTTATGTTGATTCTTCTAGGAGCATTATAGTTGTCAGTCCAAAATAAGTACGAATCACCGATCTCTCCCTCTAAGTAATTTACACCTGTTATTATTTGGCTTGGGTCAAAATTTAGATAGTTACCACCAGCTACAGTGCACTCGAGTACTCTTGACGTTGTTCCGCTTGATTGATTGTACTCTATTATAGCGTTTGATGTAGGACATGTAATAAACCAATATATAAGGTTCTTAGCCTCATACGAAACCGCACCTATGGTGGTGGTTACGCTCTCTTGTCCGACAAAGCTATTTACTGCCTGTGTAACAGGGTATACTTTTGTCGCACCCAATCCGTTCTGAAGTGCGCCTATATTAGATCCAGAAGATGTGTCTATGGTAACATTTAGCCCATGTCGATATTGTCCGTCAGGCAGTAGCCTCTCGTCAATATCTTTGTTCATCTTTCCAGCAAGGAATGTTCTTTGTAAGTCAGGCATAATTATTTAATCCATTTATCTTTACCTCTCAAGCTCATCAATAGCCTTGATGGGTGCATGTTACTTAGTCGTATTTTAGTATTTCTAAGAGTCGCTATCTTCTCTTTCTTAACTCTAGCAATGGCGTATTCTTGAACACCAATTTTATTATTAAGCACAGCCCACTTTAGGTAAGAATATAGATACTCTTCTGCTAATTTATTTATTGTAATTTTTGTCTCGTCACCATTCTCCATTCCGTCTGACACGTACTCAAGTATGATGAATGAATTCTCAACACCACTAGAAAAATCAATTATCCCTGATGATTTGTTGATTGAAAACTTAGGATTAATGTTAGAGTCTTCAGGATTCATTCCGTACCGCTGCCCTAGTCTATACCCAAAAAACCAGTCACCATTACAGCACCACCCCATAGATCCGTTATACGCACCTGGGCCAGTGTATAGCTCCTTATTTTGTCTTAGTATGTCTAGCTTTGAGTCAGCGATCACAACCTGACCGTTTGAATCAAACACAACCTCTAGGTCATTGTCTTGCAGGTAAGCCGTTGCCGACATTACCGTCCTATTCTCAACCAATGGGATAAGTAGTCCGTTACGAAGCATTGATATTCTAACATAGTTCACGTAGTCTGGAGGAAGTATCAACTTTAGATCGTCTCCCATCTCTATCTCTAGAACCTTAATGTTTCTAAGTGCGTCATAGTTTAACTCCTGCACAGCCCTTTTTGCATGAAACAATAGCGTGTATCTATCAACATTGTTTACTAGCTTGTCGTTGCCTACATACATAAGCATAAAGTTGTTAACAATATCAAATAGACTTACGTACTGATAAGACCCCCAGTTGGTATCCTGTGGGATAGTCCCATTATTTGTGTAGTACTGATAATTAGTTATATATGACATATCTTATTGTTTTTGTTGAGCGTCCTGTATCTCTTCTGATTTTGCTGCCGCTGCCACCTCTTGTTCTCTTATTGAAATACCTGCATACTGTAGTATCTTTACAACCAAATTAACAAAGTCGCTGTCTGGCAACTCAAAGTCAACAGATGTTGCTGAATCAAACAAAGCCTCACCATTTGCAGTAGATATAAATGACCAAAGGGGTATGTATGGATATCTTATGTACCTTATGAGTACGTTATTGGTAATAGATAAAGGATAAATCTTTATGTCCTCAGATAATAGCTGTGGATTCAAGACACTCGATGTTCCAGTTGACAATATATAAACTGGATAGTTCACCGTTGGAGCAGTCAAGTTTGATGCCAGTAGATTAAAAATCTTGCTGTGCTCAACCCTTTCTACTTCAGTAACGTTGTTGTACACTATCTTCTCTATGTAGTAATAGTCAGTAGGCGTATTAAACTTTGCAGGAGCTGCATCATATGTAAGTGGGGTATACACCGAAAACCTGTCAAGCATTTCTGATATCTTTTGTGGAATGTTTGAATACCCCTCGCCATTCAGTCTATTATTTTGCTTAACTATCTCATTTGTGTACGAGTACATGTACTGCTCAAATATTTCATTTTGAGCCATCCTAGCAAATGTATTAAATTCATCAGGAGTTATGTAACCTCTATTATCTTTGTTTACTATGTTTAGTACGGTACGTCTAACGTCATCTATCATTGGGATGCTTTTTACAAAGATAAATAAAAAAAGGCACTTAAACTAAGTGCCCTTTCATTTTTAAATTACTTGATATTAAGCTACGTCTATATCACTAACAGCTTGTGGTACTGTAACATCATAGACAACATTAGTCCAAGAAGTTTGCAAAGAAGCCACGATTGCGTTTTGAATAGCATTACGCATACTAAATGCAACTTGAGCTGCATGTGTAAGTGTAACTACTTTTCCACCTTGATAAGTTACTAGTGTTGTTACAGCTGTTGCTGAATCTAACGCTGCTTCAACCATAACTACATTAGTAGCAGAGATCAATACGTTACCTGAACTTGTAACGGGGATACTTAAAAATTTTTCCATTGTTTAAAAAGTTTAAATGGGTTAATAAAGTACAAATATACTAATTTTCTGAGAACTTATCGTCAAGGTATTTGTATAGATCTAATCCCTCGTCAGACTGTAGATAAGAAGACAGTACATACAATGGATCTTCTCCAAATGGAATTGTCATTAATTTTTTCTTATTGTCCTTAAGGTTATAAAAGATCTCTTTCTTATTGTTTCGATAAGATAGATATCCATCAGACATAGCTCTAGCGGCTGTATTGGTTACCCTTAGTGCTGGGTCATTAATAGCCTCCATAAAGTCTTGAGGGTATCGTTTTGCAAACATCATCACGTCTCTCTTTAATTCAGATGTCTTCATTGATTCTACATTTGATCCCATCAATAACCTAGCTACTGACTCAAGTGTAGAAACATCTAAGTCTCTTGCTGCTAACTGTGCATCAAGTTGGTCATACAACATCATCATATCTTTCTGAGCATCGTTTTCATTGTCAAACTCATAAAACTCACCCCCATTTCCTGGGTGATAATGTAAAAACTCTTGTAGAACAGGATTATTTTTTGGTACATTTAATACGCCATCCTCAAAAACAATAGGCTCCAAAATAACATTTGCGTCTTGTTCTTCTTGAAATGGTGAATTAGAATTTCTAGCATACCTAAGTGGATGATTAGAGTTTGTCTCTTCATTATAGTAAAGCAATCTTCTTCTAGGTGTGTCTTTTGATGCTATATAATAGCTTAGTGGAGATGCTTCTCCTTTTAATAGATAAATCCTATCCTTAGGATCTAATTTTACTCTTTTGATCTTTTCCATTTTATATAATTTAAATTAAAATTTAAAATAAAGAGGGAGACACCGTGCCCCCCTCTATATCAATTATTCTTATCCTTTGAAGATGAAGAAGTTATTTGCACCTAATGTACATAAAGCTCTTTCAGACAAGAAGTTAACCTCCATTGCATCTAAGTCACTTGTTTGTGCACCACCTGCTGAACCTGTGATCCAAGTCTTGTAACGTCTGTCTTCAGTCTCTGAAGCACGGTAACGAACGTGTAAGAATGGTCTACGAGCATTTTTACCTAACACTTGATCGTATACGCTCATTGTTCCAGCTGGAACTAATACACCATTGATTAGACCTCCAACTAAACCACCTCGAAGGGTAGCATCGTTTAAGTATTTCCAATCAGTCTTGTAGAACTCATACCCTCTTCGGAATCCAGAGAAACCTAAGTTAAGTGCCATCTCTTCTGAGTTGTCGAACAATCCGTAAGAAGTTCCACCAGCTCCGTAAGAGTTTTGAGCAGCTAACATATCATCAATATCAAAAGAGAACTGACGATTTAAGAACAATGCATTCTCAGCGATAGCTCCTTGCTTGTCAAGACGTTGTACGATTGTATCAAAGTCACCCAATGAAGATGGGGTACCACCAGACCAAACGTTACCACGAGTTTCAATAGCATTAAACATACCTTGTGTACCAGCAGATTGAGTTAATGTACTTCCAGCTGGGTAAGCAGAAGAGTTTAATTCCGTAGCAGCTCCAGAAGATGCAGCAGCAGGAACACCCTCAACCATAGCCATCTCTAAGTAATCTTCAAAACGAAGACGAGTCTCATGCTCTGACTTGATGTACCATAAGTATCCAGTAGCTCCATTTTCAGTAGTTACTTCAACCCATCCAACTTGTGCCATATCTGAACCAGACACAGTGTACTTGTCCTTAATTATAATTGGCTTATTGTCAAAGAACAGATCTTGAGCTTCGTTAGATCCAACCATACCTGAACTACCTTTTCTAAATTCAGAACCATAAACAAATACAGTTACTGTAGTAGCAGCGGTAAAAGTTGTAGCTACGTTGTTATAGTAAGCAACTGTAAATGTACTTCCAGAAACAGCTGTTATTAAAGCTTTTTGTGATTCAGATGCTATGCTTTCTGAAGAAAGAAAAACAGTTTGTCCTACACGGAAGTTACAAATAGCAGATGCAGCCAATGTAAATACTTGCTGACCAGCAGCAGGAGCTCCTAATACAGCAAAAGTTACACCTGTATATTTTGTATGTAAACGACCTTGTTCTGCCCACTTGATCATGTCAGAGTTAGAAGGAAGTTCTGCACCTACCATACGTAAGAAAGATGCAATTGATCTATTACCGTAACGTTCGAATTCTTGCTCGTATGTATCAGGAAGATACTGATTTAAGAAATCAAAGTTTGTAATATAGTTTGTAGGCAATGTTGCCTTCACTGAGCTAGGTGTAATCGCTACACCTGGACTCGTTTGTAATGTACCAGCCATTTTTTTTAGTTTTTAAATTGTTTAACGTTTTTTTATTACTAATCGGCTTCCACGTTCTTGATCTAAAGCTCTAACCTGCACTCCAGTACTAGGAGCGTTTTGAGGAGTTTGTCTAGTCATGTCAATATTCTTTGATTCCCTAGATACACCATCAATTGCTTCTGATTTGCCTTGCTCATAAAAGAACTTAGCAAATTTTTCTGGATTTGAGGCTACAGAAATAGCACGGTGAAAGGCTTCAGCATCTGCAAGGTATCCATCATTATTTAAGAACTTCGAAATGAAGCCACTTAAATCAATTTGTTCTTGCAATAAGGTTTTAGGTTCTGCTGGCTTATAAACTAACTTCTTGTTCTCAGAAATGTTAAACCCGAAACCTTCGAATTTATCTGAAAATAATTCATTTGTTTTGTCAGAGAAATACCTAGACCTCTTCTGTTGCTCTTCATCGTTAAGCGAGGAAGACTCTCTATTTTTCTTGTAAGCATCATAAGCATCTCTTTCTCCTTGTGGAACAAAGGACTCCCTTGACTCAAGTGGAACCTTGTACTGTTCTTTCAACTCGTTGAAATACTTCTTAGCTTTAGCAAGCTCTTTTTTCTTTGCTATTTGTTTTTTCTTGATATCTTTTTCATCATCATAATCTGAATCATATGAAAAATTACTTTCTATATCAAACTTAATATCTTCAGCGTCTAAATCTGCATTTTGACTCTTATAATATTCAAACAACAAAGAATTTGGTTCTTCAGCATCATAGTCTTTACTCAATTGAATAAAGTCTTGGATACTTCGTCCCGTTTCTTTTTTATACTTTAAAAAGGTAGACACATCTTCAGGTAACTCTTCGTTATCCCTACGTTGGTCTGCCAATTCATCTAACGATGTAATCTCTCGATTCCATCTTTTACCAAGATATGAAAGAACTCTATTATCGTCTAGATCTTCAGCAATATTTCCCTCTACTGCTGGTTGTAAATTTACAGTATCTATATTCTCAGATTCAGTTGCTCCATTTAATTTCTCATCATGCTGCTTTAGCAATTGATTTTCAATTTCCGCAACACTTTTTTCCTCGAACTCTACAGCCCTTACTTTAAATTCTCCTTCCATTTTATTTAATTTAATTTGTTACAAAGTTATAACTTTTTTTTATCTTTATTTTTATTTTTACTACCTATATTAATTGTATACTTGGCTCCTATATCAAAACTAAATGGGTTTAATGATTCCTTACTAATAGATCCAGATAAACTTAAGTTATTATTTTTAATAGGAATTGTATACTCACCACCAATATCTCCAAACTTATATCCTGGGGAAGCACCTACACGAGACTTTAAAGTAAAATTATTTTTCTGTAGTGTTAATCCAGCAGATGAAGAATAATCATTAGCATTGCTGTAGTGACCATATAAATCTGGAATAAGCTTTAATGGGGGAGCGGTAGTAGTTTTATTTGTTCGTTTTTTCATAATTATATAGTATTAAAAGATTCTAAGTCAAACCCATCGAGCGTATCCTCATTACTCTCAAAGTTTAAAGGCGGAAGATTATTTTTTCTTTGGTTAATTAGATCTGATTGTCTAGTTGCCTGTAAGTCAATCCTGTTGTCCTTTGCCTTTTCTTTTTCTTTCTCTCTGCTCATTAATTGACTTGACTCCATGCCCCTTAGTTGCATGTTATAGTCAAACTCTATAGCCATTAACTCTTTCTTTAGATTAGCCTCTGCTGTCAACTGCTGTATACCATACTCAGCCTCTGCCTGCTTGATCTGTATCTTAGACTGAGATTCCATTTGAAACAATTGAGCCTTTTGTTCAGCAGCTGCCTGTTGAGATTGCATATTGGTCTGCATTTGCATTTGATATTCCATCTGCTTATCCTGCTGCTGTTTCTCCATTCTTTTACGTCTCTTAACCTTTAGCAACTCATTTCCAAGCTTAATGTTCTTGATGTTTCGTATGTCAATTGCATCCTCTAAGTCAATCGTCTGTTGCTGTAAGGCTATCTGTATGTTTGCCTCTAGGTTTGCTCTTTGCTCTTCATCTGGAGATAGCTCTATAAATATTCCAAAATCATGTAGGTATAAATCTTTTATTTCGCTCAATATAGATACATTGGACTTTCCAATCTGCATAGCAAACTCTTCAGCAAAATCAGAGTACTCTAGTATGTCTGCAACCCTAATTGATACACATGTAGCTAAACGCTTAGTGATGTTAAGGCCAGCCTCTAGTATGTGTCTAGTGGCTACGTTAGAATTCATAGCTGCCAACTTTTGTACACCAACTAATGCATCTGGATGAGGTAACGTCCCATCTCTAGCCTCATTAATACCTGTCACATCTCTAATCATACTTAGATAGTGGTTATAGTTATTAACAAGTGCAGCCATTTTTGCTTGACCACTATTTGAGCTTAACTCTTGAATCGGAACTCTTGCGTTATTGAAGTCACCATCTTGTGTATAACTTCTACCAATAACACTACCCGTCTGGAAGTACAACTTAAGCGCATCCTCTGGATTGTATGCTGCACCAGTACCCAAGTCAACCTCATTGATACCATCTGCATCAATAAATACCCCATCAGGAACAACTCTAGCCATTACCTGTTGAAGCTTAAGGTGAGTCAATTGTATCTGATCAGCAAATGGGATCATTCGTCTAACTAGAGACTCCTTCATGCCCTTATACATTCTAGGTGCATGCAATACATAGTTTGGTAGTGCCATCTGTGTTGCAGACTTAGGCCGAACCATATTACGCATTAACTCCCACTTTAATAAAATATTTGAACCAGCTACAAGTATACCATCATACCATACATCTCTAACTGCCTCAACCTTTTCGAACATCATACCATCCTCAACTGGAGGATTGAATGACTCATCCTTTCTTATTATCTTTTCACCACCATTTTCTAGTATCTTCTTCTTCCACACAAAGTGTTTAGATGTCTTGTAATTAAAGTACAACAACGTAACAACTTCATTTTGAAATGCATCATCTTGATAGCTTCTAATTATAGGGAAATAACTAGTCCAGGCCGAACCAGCATTTTTAATTTCCGTTAGTTGTTCGTCCGTTAAGTTTGGATTTATCTTTAATAATTCAGTGTAGTGGACCTGCTTGGCCTCACCAAAATAATAGCAATCAGAAAAGTCAGCCTTGTCTGTATAGCTATGTATTAAATTAGCTGGATCTACGTACTCAATATTTACCCCATCATTTGGTAGGAATGAGTGTTTAACACAGGCTATACCAATAGTAGTCAAGTCATAATCTACCAGCTTTCTTGTCTCTGAATAATCATTCATCTTAAAAAGCGTATCAATCGCAACCTCTTGTGCTATTTCTATGCTTGGCTTATATTTTAATTGCATATACAATGACAACTCCTCATCATTCTCTGGCAATTCTTTTGGGTCAACATTAAATGCATCAATACCAAACTCCTCCTTAGTAATATTTAAGAAGTCTTTTGCCACCATGTCAGCCTCGATCATGTCCTGAAATATGTTCTTCTTCTCAGCAGACATAACATCTTGAGACTCAGCCCTTACTTCAAACAGTCTGTCTGACATACCATTAACTACGATATCTACAAACTTGGGTATAATAGGTACTGGAGTCCAGTCAAGATTTAGCATAGACATGTCTCCATTTATAGATAGCTCGTCCTTATACTTTTGTACAGGCTGCTCACCCCTAGCGTATAGCCTAAGTCTATTGAACTCTCCACGCTGGTCGTAAAACCTACATGAATTGTTTCTTCTTTTAAACCATTCACCCTCTATGGCCTTGCCAACATTTAGTCCGTATTTTTCAGTGGCCTTCTCTTCCTCAGATGCCATTTGATTGGGAAACGGGTATTGATTGATTATAACTGGTGATTTATCCATTATTTTTTTATAATTTCGCTTCTTGTTCCACGATTATCGTATGTTACAAATTTAATACTTATTTTTGATTCTTTAGACTCTGGCACAAACATATATCTACGTGTAGCCATAATGGCCAAACCAGAGCTTATGGAAGCATCAAAATTAGTTCTATTATTAATGTCAAATCTTGCCCAATCCTCAAGGGTTCTGGTAAAGTACATAGAGCCCATATTGCTCGCATCTCTATACGTACCCTCCGTATCTAGTCCAACATACTCCTCAATATAAGACTCAATAGATGATGCGTGAGCCTGCTTTACATCTTCTGATGAGTTTGGTATGCCGCCTATCTCTAACTCTGTCTTAGATAGCTTATTAAGGTGTTTATCTGGCCTGTTCATTGAGTATCCCCTGTATCCCCTATTCTTAAAATGATACAGCAACCTCGCTTTATTGTTCTCTGCTAGTATGGGCATACCATAAAAGATGCACGCCATCAAAACATCCTCAAAGAATATCTCTGCTGTTTGTGGTCTAGCAACATACTCTAAAAAGAATTCGTTAGTTGGGCCATTGTTCATGTGGAACTTTGTCATACCGTGAAGCGCACCATTCGATCCACCTCCACCAACTACTCCAGATATGTCGTATGGATCACACCCAAACGCACCCATGCCCTCATTACCTGGATATTTCTTGCCATTTCTAGTTATCACATTGTTTCTTAGAGATACCTCTGGCACCCAAGATACATTGAACCTTCCCTTTGGGTCTGGGGTCCATACCACCTTTGAGTCCTTCTCGCCATTTAACCAGTGGAAGTACCCCCTAGTCAGGAATCTCTCTTTTATCAAAGAGTCATTATAGTCTATCTGTTGATATATCTTCGTCAAATTGAAGATAGACTGTCTGGACTCATCTCTAAAGGCATGAGACTCCGTTCTAGGAAATTGTCTATAAAACTCGTTTAGTGCGTCAGCGTCAGACTTTAATGATGACACCTCGTT